TGTTTCTGTCGGATGATGGTGTCAGGCTGTAAAGTATCCTGAATCTTCTTCAAGATCGGTATAGAAATTGTGGGTGTTGATGTAAAGTTGAAAGTCTTTGAAGCCACGGTTTCTGAGTACGCGATTTTGATACGCTTCAGCGATGAATGCGTGCGAAGGGAAGTTGGTGTCTCTCCGTCGGAAAAAGTTCCTGGACGATGGTTTCGGAAGAACACTTAAAATATAGCGATCTCCGAACGGATCTTGCGAAACGCTGGGTAGCGTAATGTCTTGCAGGTCGTATCCTAGGTTGACTAGGAATTTAACAGCTTTTGGATGCTGTGATTGGACGGACTCCTGAAGTTCGCGAAGAGAAAAGTTGTGCTCGCGACTCAAGTAGAGGGCGGCATCATGAAAGCAGACTGAATCTACTGGGTCCATCGTGGAGTAGAGTTGGCCGATAAGCCGGGACGCGGCGTCGAGAGGAGTTTCGACGGGACGGTCGGGAAAGAGAGTAGAAGCGATGATAAACTTCATGTCTCTAGATGGTCCGGTTTTTCTGTAGTAGTAACCGAGCCAGTGGATGTTCTCGATGTTGTCTGTAACAAAGGACTTATCCACGGAAAGTACGGCGCCGAAAACGTCAAGCAGGATCTCGGCAAGGCGTTCGATATCGATGTTATCACGGATGAAAACACCTGAATCGTCTCCGTAGTAGTAATCCTTAACTGGGTAAGAATCCATCCTGTAGAGAGCGGTTCGCATCTGAACTGCGTTGACGATGGTATCCATGAGGTTGGTGAACATGGATCCTGAGGGTACACCCTGAGCTTTTTGAAACCTAAGTCCCGATGGTGTTCGGATCTTGGTGTTGATGAAGTAGGAAATCATAGATTTCCATCTTCTAGCTGTCTGGGTTGGGTTGACGTTCCAAATTTTGCCTTCTGAATCTTGCACTTTGCTGAAATCAAACCAGTCCGACATGTGTGAAAACACGTCTCGAATGATCCAGGCAGTGACATGGCTGTCGAAGTTTGAGATGTCTGAGAGCAACAGGTAAGAAGCCTGTGTGTCGATGAAGTTACGAGCTAGGTGTGCGTGTCCGCTGAGAGCGGTTTCCATTCCTATTCCGTAACAGGTATCTCGCTCGTTTGAAAGAGCCTTCAACTCTGGAAAGAGGGGGAAGAAGAATCGGGATTCTTCGACGATCACCTCAGTGGGATAACCCCAGACAGGTCGAATCTTCGACTTTGTCTTCTCTGACGCAATGACTCTGTGAAAAGCCAAACTATCAGGAAGCTGCCAGGGTACGCCACGACCAATTGAGTCCCAAGTGCGGTGAATGTGGTCTCGAGCCATCTTGTCAGCGAAGACATCGCCTTTTGTGTGATATCCTTGGTGTACCCAGGGAAATCCAGGAGATGTTGACTTCGGCATGTTCGGATGTTTCATCGAGGCACCGAGTGTAAGAGGGATTATTCGCTCTGAGGGTCTAAGTTCATCCATCGTCTTTTTGAGAATTGACATGTAATCGCCGTCCATGCACCGATGAGGTAGCGGGACACCGAATTCCATCAAGTTAGTCTCTAAGACTGCATTATCACCCGGAGGTCTATGCCATGAATGTCTGATTTCTTCGATAAGGTGGCGTTTCCTGGGTCCGGAAACCGAAAGAAGCGCACCATACGAGAAAGAGTCGAAATGTTGTTGGTGTGGAGCCGGAAAGCGATTTACGCGTTTCAGGTATCGTAGAGTTGCCATTTGTGCAAATTTGTGTGTGTGTGACGTCTGTCACTTTTGTCGCCAAAAGATTGTATGTACAAAAT